ACATCCAGTTCGTTTTAAATACTACACAAGTTCTCAGTTGATAACATTCTCTACTAATTGGTTGTGCTTGATGTGGTAAATTAGCATCAAACATAATCAATCTATTACCTTTATTTACAAAGTGTCTATCTATCTCTGTTACCTCATTATTATAGATAGCAGTTCCCCCACCCCACTCTTCTTTCCAATCTAATCTAGGATAATATATCATAGTAACATCACCATCATCTCTGTGTACATGTGGTTCTATACCAAATGTATGTGCGTTTAGATATACTCGTTCTAATTCCACATTACCATTACAAGTTGCTCTAATCTTTTCCCATATAGGAACTATGAAATTATATTCATCTGGTACAACATCTATCTTATGCCCACAAAATACATGCCAATGTTTTTGAGTTCCTTTTGGTTTACTATCATAATCATATTTCCAATGTACTTCTCGCATCTGTAGATCTATGAGTTCAGCAACATGGTGTTCTAAGAAATTATCAAATACATTTACCATTACATCATACCTGCCTCAAAGGACTTCCAAGATATAGCATTTTTAATATCCCATCCTCTACTTTGTATTGAACGCAATACACCATCTATATACTTGACAGTTGTTTCAAGATATGTTATTTTATGTTCTGCTGCAATAATATCTTCATCTGATTCGATGTATATACTAAGATCTGATTTTAATATTTTAAGGTCAAATGGTTTAGTGGCATAAACTTTTGCGTCTGCTTTACCACCATAGTATTCCCATTTTTCTCGATACAATACTTTGTAATCGCCTTTCGCACGATATAAAAGTAATTCAAAGTTTGTTTTGATTTGAAGATACTTAGAATAAAGTTCTTGGTTTCTCAAAGATTCGGTATCAAGTCTTTCATCATTTATCACTAGATCTTTTGCGACCTGTGCTTTTAACTCATCAAGTGTCATAATAACTCCGCATTATATATTGTACTACCTTATTTATAAGGTGTGTATTTCATATAGTTTATATTTAAAAGTTGCCTCAACTGTTAAGTATTCTACATCTGTAGCATTTTGTGTATAACTTAACTCGCCCAAAGAAACAGGGAATAGATCTTGGAATCTAACTTCCACTGCTGGATTATTTTTATTTGTTAGTAATGTCATAGTAGCATCACCAAACATTCCTCGTTCAGCAGTTGATGGTCTTGGGTCACCAATATCACTACCTGCCGATGCATTATCTGCTAATGTTCTTGTACCAAGAGTTGTTGTAGGACTATTAGAAGTTGTTTGTCTAAAATCTCTAAACTGTTTAGTGCTTTTAGGAAATCCTATACCTGTCAACCACTCATGTAGTTGAATATAGTTTTCTAAAAATTCATCTACTATAAATGTAATTGTCAAATCTTCATATACTAACACATCTCCTAACATAGGAATATCTTTAAAACGAGATGCGACTGTTACTTCCCCTAAATTAATTCCAGGAATATTTGCTGCAACAGTAAAGTATTCAACTTTTGGTAGTTGTGTGATTGTGAACCTAAACTGAGTTGGTGCTGAATAGTCTAACTTAGTTGGTTGTCTGTCTATTGTTTTATTATATGCCATACTCTTATTTATAAGAGATTAAAAACAGATTAACCAAAGAAACTTTCAAGTGAAGAGGTTTCTTCAACTTCAAAATGACTATCCCACATTTCGTTACCATTTTTAACGAAGATAGGATTTGGTGATGGTGATACTTCATGTTTCTCTCCACATACCTTACCATTAGCAAGGTCAATATAATCTTGAGCAATTTTTCTTCTATCAAACTTTTTAATTAACTGAAAGTTAGTAGTAGCAATTTTCTCATATACTTTTTGAGGAATATCTAAAAACTTATTAATCATATCGCCATACTGTTTAGCAGTATAGTTATATTTAAGCATTAAATAGTTTTCGTTTGGTTTAAATAAAGAACCAACACCATCTTCATCAGGTGCGATTCCTAAATTGATAGCAATAGGAACTGTTCCAGTTTTCATTGCATCAACGATAGTTCTATTAAAGTGTTCACCATAAGTTCTGGACCATGAAGGATCTATAAGAAACAAAGATTCTTTTAGTATGTTATCTCTTTCAGTTTCAGTTATGAAACCAAGATACTCCATACCTGTGTCAGTAGCATTGTCCCATATCTTTTTACCCAAACGATCTTCACTAGCATCTGGATCTTTATCTCTGTTACAATGATACTCTGGTTTACACTTATCAATAGATGTCATATAATTTCTTTCTATACCATCACCTGCTACTTTTATTTCACAATCATTTATATAAGGAACAGAAGCAACTAAATCATCTACATGTTTCCACCTTTTAAAAGTTTGAGGAGATAGTATTACTCTTTTACGATTCTCAAAATTTATATCAGCATTTACATCACCAATCTCTTGAGGATTAAGTATCATTGCTCTAGGAATATCCATTGCTTTACCTGACTCATATGCTGATACATGTACACAAGCAACACCTTGTATATGATTTTTAAATTTATATACCCATGGATATAACTTACGAAGATTACCATCGTGAACAATCATTACTTGTTTAGAAGTAACTTGTTCAATCATTGGTAACCAATCTTTGTTTTCTTCAGAGTTTTTATTTTTAAATCCAAATATACTTTCCCAGATAACTATATCATGTTCGTTTGCCATCTTAACAAAACTATCGATACTATCTTTATTAAGAAATGAATAGTAGTTAGTAATCCAACCTTTCCCCTGATGTACTGGTAAACCTGTACCAGCACCAAGTTCGTATCCCTCAGGCATCTCAATATTAACTGGTTTGGGTTTCTGAGCAGTAGGTTTTAAGAAGGCAAATGTTACCTCATGCCCCAAATCTTTTAGACCTGCAATCAGTTGCTCAGTATGATTAATAATACCACCAAAGTTATTAAACTGGTGTACTGGAACTAATATTTTCAAAATAAATCTCCTTATTTCACTTATATGATGACAATTATATCTGATTGGACGAGTTTTGTCAAGTATTATTTACTATATTTAGACAGGCAAAAAAAAAGAGGAACCGAAGTTCCTCTTAATTCAATACTTGATAGTAGAGTTATCTTACATTAAGTTAGATACTTTCACTCTTCTGTAGTATTTATTTGTGTTACCAGTAATTGAGATCGCACCAGATGCAGAAGCAGCAACAGTTCCAGTATGGAATGGGTTTGCAGCAATTCCGTATCTTGTTTTGAATCCAATTTTAGGTTGGAAAGTGTTCTCACCAACTGCTCTCACCATTTGTAGTGGGACATATGGGCAATAGAACATACCAGCATCGTAAGGCGATGTACCTTTGTAACCAACAACATAGTACTGGTCTGCAGATATGTTAGCAGCATATGGATCGATATAAACTTTGTAACGACCATTTAAAGTACCAGCGAATGTAGATGAAGTGTCATCAACATTTAGGTTGTTGTTTAACGCAGGAGTGTAATCTAATACACCTGCCATTTGTAATGCAGAGGCAACATCAGCAGAACATAAGATAATATTACCTTTTCCTCTACGAGTTTGTTGACCGATTGCATTAGCATCTCTCTCTAGAGAGAACATTAGACCTTTGAACTTCTCAACAGACCAACGACCATTAGAGTCAGTATCTAAATCAAAGATACCAGCAGTAGTAGTGTTAGTTTGTGCACCGATTACAGCAGAAACATAAATGTTTCTTACAACTTCTCGGTTAATTTCAGCAAGAACTTCAGCAGATAAGATGTTTGCTAATTCTTGCTCAGCATCTAATCCGTGGATTGCTTTAAGGTCTTGTGCTAGTTCCATTGTGTATTCTGCTTTAAGAGCACGAGTTACAGCAGTAACAGTGTGCTTCTCAATTGAGAATGCCATTTCAGCAAATTGGTTTGCACCACTGTCGCCAAGTGCTTCGCCTTGTGCAGTAGTTTGACCAGTTGCAGAAACATAAGTACCAGCAGGTGTGTCGTTTAATACAGAAGGGTTAGTTTCTGTAGCACCGATATCACCACCACCGATTGTACCAGCAGCATTTTGGTTAGAAATATCTGGGAATGCTTCGTCTGCTAATGCTTCAGCACCATCTTGTGATGCGAAACGAGAACGCATAGCGAAGATTAATCCAGTAGGACCAGTCATTGGTTGTACACCAGCGATATCGTAAGCGATAAGGTTTGGCATAGATCTTCTAACTAGTGATATTAGGATTGGATCCCAGTTGTCAATATTTGCATTTGCACTTGATGAGTTTGTTGGAACAGACTCATTCAAGAAAGCACGATCTTCTTTAATTGACTTTTCTTGGTTT